GTGTACAGCACGATAGACACCCCGGCAAAGGTGGCGGCGGTGATTGAGGATTGCAGGAGGCTTGTTTATGGCACGGGAATATAAACCATACCCCTATCAGCAGTACGCGCAGGCGGCGATTGTGGAGAATCCTGCAATCGGGCTATTCCTTGACATGGGCCTGGGCAAGACGGTTATCACGCTGTCCGCCTTGCGGGAATTGAAGTTTGACCGCTGGGCCGTCAACAAAGCATTGATTATCGCCCCGAAAAAGGTAGCCGAGGACACCTGGCAGACCGAGGCGAAAAAGTGGACGCATCTCCAGGGCTTGCGGATCGTCGGAGTGCTGGGGACAGCTACACGAAGGGCGGAGGCGCTGGCGACGGCGGCGGACATTTACGTGACCAACCGGGAAAATACCCAGTGGCTGGTCGAGCAGTACAAGCCGGGGGAATGGCCGTTCGACACGGTGGTGCTGGATGAAAGCAGCTCTTTCAAAAATCATCAGGCAAAGCGTTTCCGCGCTCTAAAGACCGTTCGCCCCCGGATCAACCGGATAATCGAGCTGACCGGCACCCCGAACCCACACGGGCTTATGGACTTATGGGCGCAGCTCTTTTTGTTAGACGGCGGCAAGCGGCTGGGCCGGACAATCAGTGTTTACAGGGATATGTATTTCGTTCCTGACAAGCGCAGCCGGACGACGATTTTCAGTTATGCCCCGCGGGATGGAGCAGAAGAACAGATACACAAGCTGATTTCCGATATTTGCATCAGCATGAAAGCCGCTGACTATCTGGATTTGCCCGACCTGATTTATGAGGATATTCCCGTCGTGCTTGACGATAAGGCGCAGAAAGCATATCGGCGGCTGGAGCGGGAAGCCGTGCTGGAGGTAGACGAAGAAACCATAACGGCCAACAATGCGGCGGCACTTTCAAACAAGCTCTTGCAGCTCTGTAATGGCGCTGTGTACGACGAGCAGCACGAAGTTGTCCCCGTGCATGACTGCAAAATGGAGGCGTTTCTGGAGGCCGTGGAGGGCCTTAACGGGCAACATGCGCTGGTGTGCTATTCTTTCATCCACGACAAGGACAGATTACTTTCAGCGCTGTCAAAGACAGGCTTGCGGGTGCGCGTGTACACAGACGCGCGGGATAAGGACGCCTGGAACCGGGGAGAGATTGACATACTCCTGATACACCCCGCGTCGTGTTCCTATGGCCTGAATTTGCAGGAGGGCGGACACCACATAATCTGGTTTGGGCTGACATGGAATCTGGAGGAATACCAGCAGACCAACAAGCGCTTGCACCGGCAGGGCCAGCAGCATCCCGTTATCGTGCATCATCTGATTGTCAAGGGCGGCAGGGATGAGGATGTTATACGGAGCCTTGAAAGCAAAGACAATGTGCAGGAAAGTCTTTTGGAGAGCTTGAAAGTCAGAATCAAAGAAGCGAAGGAGGGCAGCGCATGAAAACCGTGATTATCGCAATCGTTGTTGTGTTGGTATGGGTACTGGCGGCGGGCTTATGCTGGGCTTTAGTTGCCGGGGCCACGAAGTACGACAAAAAGTAGGAGGGCTGGGTATGGATGACAATGAGAGCAAAAAACAGTGGGAAGAACCGACAATCGAAATTATTCCGTTTCCCTTGCGTGACATAATTTTGGAGGATTGATACATGAAACCTGATAGGCGGTATGTCATCGAGCTTGTCCCGGCCAAAAGGCTGGAGCCGGGCACAACCGGGCCGCTGTGGTATTGTCACCGGGCAGGATGGCCGGACGTTCCGGTTTTTGGCAGCATCGGCATAAAGCAAAAAGCGGCGTCGGTGTGCCGGGCGCAGAACCTTGACGGAAAGGTTTATTACTCATAGGCAAGGGAGGGCCGAAACAATGAGGGATCTGGTCAAGATCGAAAAAGGCGTTTACATCAACGCGGGAAAAGCGCGTTTCCGCGTCAAGCTGTGTCGGCGGCTGTATCGTCTTGGGCTTTATGGCCTTGCCCGCAAGGTGGATAACACATGCTATCTGCTTATGTCGGGCGTGGACATGTCCGAGATAAGTAGGGCAGCGCAGGCCAAAAAGACAGCAGGGCAGGAACCCCAGACGGGGAAGTGGTCGAACGTAAGGCAGGGAGGCGAGGCGGAGCATGACCGTTAAAGAGTTATCACAGCTTTACTGGCTGGGCCGAGAGATCGAAGCCGACAAGCGCAAATTGCAGGAGCTGGAAGATCTGGCGGGAACCCCGTCAATCGCCCATATCACAGGTTTACCCCATGCGCCGAGCAACAACGCCAGCAAGGTGGAGCGGGCCGCGGCGGAGATCGTTGATTTACAGGCGATCATTGCCGCCCGGCAGATTCAGTGCATCCATGAGCGGGCGAGGCTGGAACGGTGGATAAGTGGCATCCCTGACAGTTTGACCCGGCAGATATTCCAGGCGCGCTTTGTCGAGGGCATGACGTGGGCGCAAGTGGCCGAGGCCGTGGGCGGCAAGAATACCGAGGGCAGCGTGAAAATGGCCTGCAATCGGTATCTGAAACGCGGCAGGAGGGAGGCGGCACGGCATGAATGAGAGCATCTATGCAAAGCAAACTTTGAACGGGCTTTACACGCTGTATATCAACGGCGTAGAGGTAGCAAAAGACCTGACCTGGGAACAGGTGCTGGCAAGAATTGACCCTTGCTGAAAAGTTGTTACACATGTTACGCGAAAAGGTGTTATAGTGGCATCGTGGCAGAGCGCCGCAAGGAAAAGGGGTATATGCCTCCACCCCTTGCGCCGACTTGCCGCGCTATGTCCACAACAGGGACGCGGGCCTTTCTTCATCCACCCGCGCCCTTGTTTTGTTTTTGGAGGCAATCATGCAAGTCTACCGGCAGCAGCGCAATTATGAGAATTTGAACAAGCGCATTTTTGAGGGCGTGGGTGAGTACAGCATCCCCGCCGTCAAAAGCGCGCTTTACAAGGTTGATAATTGGATCAGCTTTAACTACGCAAAAAGCTGTGAAGAACCCGACCAGCACGGCATCCATTTTTTCATAGACGATTATCAATTCATGCGGCTGTGGACGAACCCGGACGCCTATCTGGATATGCTGAGAAAATTTCAGGCGGTGTGTACGCCTGATTTTTCCACATATACAGACTTTCCGAAAGCCGTTCAAATTTATAACCATTACCGCAAGCATTGGCTGGGCGCGTATTGGCAGGAAAACGGGATCAAAGTCATTCCTACCATTTCGTGGAGTGATGAGGATTCTTTTTCGTGGTGCTTTGACGGTGAACCCGTGGGCGGCATGGTAGCTGTGTCCAGCGTGGGTACGCAGGGCAGCAGCAGGGCCGCGCAGCTTTTCAAGGCCGGATATGAGGAAATGAAACGGCGGCTGGAGCCGGAGCGTATTGTCATGTATGGCACTGTCCCTGAGTGCGCGCAGCATGACAACATAATCCCCGTCAAGGCTTTTCAAAGCAAGTGGCGGGAATAGTCAAAAATAGTTGACTGGATGAAAGCGACGTGGTATTATGGGCGGCAGGGGAAGCGCCAGCGGTTTTACCGAGTATAAACAGTATTACGACAAATCCGACGCGCAGAGTGGACTGGGCGACGGCAACGGCGGCGAAACTGATACCTGGGTAATGAGTTTAGGCGCGGACGAAAAATCCTCTATCATCAAATACACGGGATCGTATTACAGGGAGCTTAACAAGACCCTGAGAACCCGTCAAGACAAGGTGCATGATTCTTCTAAGGGCACGTTCAAAACTGACCGGGATAACATCGAGGCTGGTATAAACAGCTATACTTTGCAGAGGCCGACGATTTTTCACAGATCATCGAGCGCGTCTTTGCTGGGCGGCGTTACATCGGTGGATCAGATTAACGCTATGGCGGGAAGTGTCGTCGTGGATCACGGCTTTACATCTACCACGACTACATACGCAACGGGCGGCGGCTCTTTCTTTGGAGATATTCAATACCATATTTCCACTCCGAAAGGAAAAGGAATCGGCGCTTTTGTCCGTCCTATCAGTCAGCATAAAACAGAAGAAGAATTTCTCTTTAATTACGGCAGCGCATACAAGATCGTGAACGCATACAAGAGTAAAAGCGGCTATGTGCATGTCAATCTTCAATACGTCGGGAGGTATCATTATGGCGACTAAACAGAAGAACGAACGCGGCGACAAGTTCAACTGGCAACCGGGCGACGTGCAGATCATGAGCGCGGACGAATGGGAGAAGAACCAGGCGAAGAAACGTAACGCCCCGGTTAAGCCCCAGCCCAAAAAGAAGAAATAAAATCGAATATCTTTCAGCCCGACCCGGTATCACACCGGGCCGGGTTTTTTAACATTTTCTAACTTTACAAGACAGAGGGATGTGATAAAATGGGAGGTCGAGGAAGTAAAAGCGGTTTGTCCACGACTGGCGCGCTCAATGCAGGCTTTCAAGGCATTGCCGGGCAGATAGGCCCAGCGCCGGACGGATCATCGTCTTTGCAGGGCGTGTACGCCCCCGGCTGGGACGATGGCGGAAACCCCGCCGTGCAGAAATGGCAGGGGCAAGACCCGGATAAAGCCGCAAAGTTCCTTGCTAAAGTTCACAATGATGTGAAGTTCTCAAACTATGATGACGGGTATGAATTTTATGAGGGCGATTTTCAGAAGTTTTCTCTTGCCCTTGGGATAAACGGCAAGCCGACAGTTCTTCCCGACGCGCAGTTTGACGCAATGGTAAAGGCGAATAATCTGCAAGTAGTTTACCGCGGCGAGGCCGGACAGAAACAGGTTGACCGATTTATGAACGCAGATTTTTCCCATACCGGCATCGGCTCTTATGGCGACGGATTCTATTTTTCTGATAATAAGGGCGTGGCGAATTTGTACGCGCAGAAAAAAGGCGGCGCGGATGGCCGTGTTTTCAAAGCGGTGCTGTCGCCTACCGCCCGAATTATCACATACGACGCCCTCATAGATCGTATGAAAAAGGACAATGTTCTCACGTCGTCCAGCGGTACAAAGCTGGGGAGCGCTTTGGCGAAGCAGGGCAAAAGTGCAGCGGCAGGCGGCGGCAAGTATCTCAATGAGGGCGAGGCGCAATACGCTATGAAGCTGGGGTATGACGTTGTTGCAGGCTGGAACGGCTATCATTACGCCGTCAACAGATCGGCGTTTATCGTGTCCGATAAGGTTAAACATCACTGGTAAAGGAGGATCAACACATGGCAACGAAAGCAAAAGCAACTGTTCGTGACGATGATTTCGGCGGTTTTCTGGCCGACAGATACGGCGGCATGTCGAAGCCCGCGGGAGCCAAAAAGGAAACCGAGAAGAAGCCCGCTGAAAAGAAGCAGGCCGCGGCCAAAAAGGGCGGCAAGAAGTGACCCATACCCCGCTGGCGAGAGGGCCGGATCAGAACCGGCGAAAAATTCCGCAGCGGCACAAAGCTACACATGAAGCGAGAGCGTCCGAGAGATCGGGCGCTCTCTTTATTTCGCATGAAAGGTGGTGAGCGGCAAAATGGGGAGAAAACGCTATTTCAAAACCCCCGAAGATATGCAAAAGGCGATTGACGCCTATTTCGAGGATTGCAAAGGCGAAATCCTGAAAGACGATCAGGGGAATATCATCTACAACAAATACGGTGAGCCGGTCTATATCAACGTGAAGCCGCTGACCGTGACCGGCCTTGCCCTTGCCTTGGGCTTTACATCCCGGCGCGCGCTTTTGGATTATCAGGATCGGAAAGACTTTACCGCCGTAGTGGAAAAGGCAAAACTCAAAATCGAAAATTACGCCGAAATGCGGCTTTACGATAAAGACGGCTGGAACGGCGCGCGGTTCAATCTCCAGAACAATTTCAAAAATTGGGATGCTGATAAGCCCGCGCAGGACGACAAGAAAGGCCCTGCAATCAACATCATCTGTGACATTCCCCGGGAAAAGGATCAAGCCCCGGGTGGCAACACCGGCGAGGGTTTTACCATTGACCCGGAGGCCGTAGACCGCGCAATAAAAGAGCTGGAGCAGAATGGATAACGGTGTAAAGCTGTCTAACATAATCGCCCCGGCGTTTTACTCTGTCCATTGGGACATTATGGACGGCAAGCACACCTATTATGACCTTTACGGTGGGCGCGGCTCTACAAAATCAACTTTTATCGGTACAGAAATCCCCCTGGGCGTGATGCAAGACCCGCTTGCAAATGCGGTGGTATTCCGTAAAGTGGCATCGACCATCGGCACCAGCGTCTTTGAGCAGGTGCTATGGGGCATTGACGCGCTGGGCGTCAATGATCTGTGGAAAGCAACGACAAGCCCTTATAAGCTGACCTACCGCCCCACGGGACAAGTGATTCTTTTCCGTGGGCTGGACAAGGCGAAAAAGCTGAAATCCATCAAAGTTTCCCACGGCTATTTCAAATTCCTGTGGTTTGAGGAACTTGACGAATTTTCAGGCGAAGAAGAAATACGAAGCGTCCAACAGTCCGTCATGCGTGGCGGCACAAAGTTTGTCGTTTTCAAGTCTTTCAACCCGCCTATATCCCGGCAGAACTGGGCGAATGAGTACGTGATGAAGCCCCGGCGCGCGGCATTGCGGCACCGGAGCTGCTATACAGAAGTCCCCCCGGAATGGCTGGGACAGCAGTTTTTTGACGACGCCGAGGCCCTTAAAGAATCGAATTTAAGGGCCTATACTCATGAATACCTGGGAATCCCCGTAGGCACGGGCGGCGAGGTTTTTGATAACCTTGAAATCCGGGAAATCCCGGATGAAGAAAAGGCCATTTTCGATAATATCCTGATGGGGATTGACTGGGGCTGGTATCCTGACCCGTTCCATTGGTCGAAAATGCACTATGACAGCACCCGGAAAGTCCTGTACATTTACGATGAGTACCGAGCGAACAAGCAATCCAACGCCGAAACATGGAACGCGCTTGTTATGCAGAAGGGCGTCACCGGCACCGACCTAATCACGGCAGACAGCGCCGAACCGAAAAGCGTGGGCGACTACCGCGATTATGGATCACTTTGCCGCGGTGCGATCAAAGGCCCCGACAGTGTGCGGTATGGTATCAAGTGGCTGCAATCCCTGAAAAAGATTGTCATAGACCCTGTACGCTGCCCTGAAACGGCACGGGAATTTCAGAACTACGAATACGAACGCACGGACGACGGCGACATTATCAGCGGCTACCCCGATAAGGATAACCACTCTATCGACAGTGTGCGCTATGCGACGGAGCGGATCTGGAGGCGCAAAGGACAATGATTGAATCAGTCAACATTTTAGGATCGGAATACAGAATAGTCCGCAAAAGATTTGAGGACGACCCATATTTCAAGGACAATGAGTGCAACGGCTACTGCGACGGGTATATCCGGGAAATCGCTATTTGTGATATGACAAGCTACCCCGGCTATGAGAATGAACCGATAGCATCCTTGAAAATAGCCGAAAAACAGACTTTACGGCATGAGATTGTTCATGCGTTTCTGGATGAATCCGGCCTTGGCGATAATGCGGCGCTCTACCATAACGCCTGGGCGAAAAATGAGGAAATGGTAGATTGGTTTGCCCTGCAAGGCCCGAAAATCTACGAAGCCTGGAAGCAGGCCGAGGCCCTTTAATTCAGCTTGCTTTTGCTGCCTTTGTATGATAGAATTTCCCTATCATACGAACAGGAGGCAAAAGCATGAAAAAAGTATTTGTTTTTCTTTTCACGGCGTTTTTTATCTTCTTACTCACAGCTTGTGGAGCAAAGACCCAGGCACCGGTGACGCCAGACTACTCAGACATAGCTTTGTTTGAAGCCGATTTGAACCAGGGAAAAGACCTTACCGGGAAAACTGTTCAGTTTACAGTTACAGAACTTGTACCCGATTCTGCATTTGGATATAATATGCAAACCGGTAAACACCTAAATTTCTGTTCGAGCAGCAATCCGAAAGTCAGTACGGGCGACACTGTGACAGTGGAGGTAACAGAAGTACGCAGCGTTATGGGATCATATATTATCAGCTATAAAATGAAGTAAAAACGTCAGTTTGGCGTAAAAATCAAATAAAAAAGAGCAACACGGTTCACATGGGAAGTGGTGAGAACCGTGTTGCTTTTGTTGTATCTTCCTGTATGGAGAAGATGTAAATAATATACCGCATTTCCAGTCAAAAGTCAAATCTTTTTTACTGGAAATGCGATTTTTATATCACCGAAAAAAGGCGGTGAAAACGTGTTTACAAGACTTCTCCAATGGATAAGGGGGATATGGTATAAAATGCTGCCCTATCAGAGTATAGAGGCCGTTGAATCGGTGGACACGCCACTTTCAAAGGAAATGGCGAACGCCCTTGACGACTGGCACAAGCTGTATATCAATCAGGCACCCTGGCTGGGGGAAACCGTCAAATCCCTTAACCTGCCCGCGTTTATTTCGTCTGAGCTTGCCCGACAGATCGTGCTTGAACTCAAATGGAATATCACCGGCAAGAGCAAAGAGGGCGAGGAAGGTAAAGACACCACGAACCCCCGCGCCGAATATCTCAAACAGGAGTTTGAAAAGTGCATACCCATGTTGCGGCACAAGCTGGAGCAGGGATGCGCGGCGGGCGGTATGACCGTGAAGCCCTACCCCAAAAACGGGCACCTGTATTTTGACTGGACGATGGACTGGAGCCTTTATCCCGTTTCTTTCGACGACGACGGCAATATGTCGGACGTTATTTTCCGGGATATGATAATCGAGGGCCAGACCATTTACAACCGTCTGGAGCGTCACACTGTAGACGGCGAAAACGTCAAAATCACCCAGCGGGCTTTCAAATCCACGGTAAAG